GGCCCAGGTCGGGGGTCTCGACCGACTCGGACTCGACGAGCCAGCCGTCGATCTCCATGATCTCGTTGGACAGGTCCGTCCCGGCGTTGATCTCGCTGCGGGTCGGGGCCGAGGTGTCGGCGATGGTGTCGACCCAGATGAACTTGGTGACGCCCTTGTTGATGTACCGCGTGGACGCGGAGATGTTGGGGGCAGCCATCAGCCGTCCTCCTCCTTCTTCTTGGTGCGCCGACCACGCGGCGGCGGAGATGACGAAGCCCCGGACTCGGCCGGGGCTTCGGGCTTGCTGCCGCTCTCAGGCGGCGGGTCCTTCGGGGGCGGGTCCTTCGGCGGCGGCTCGCCGACGCTCCACTCGTACGGCTCGCCGACCTGTTCCTGAGCGGCGGCCTGTGCGGTGGACACGACCTCCCAACCGGCCATGGCGCGCTGCCCGACACCTCTCGGCCCAACATCGATGACGCGGCCAGGGAGCTTCGGGTGTCGCATGGCGACGGTGTCGCGTCGCATGTCGCCGACGATGGGGATGACGGTCGTGTCGGTGGCCGCCTCGTCCGTGCCCGACTCGACGTAGCGGACACCCTGCTCGTTGAGCTTGTAGGTCTCCACCGCGACCGCGTCGTGCTGGACGTAGACCGCCTTGGTCTGCGCCGGGTCGGCACCGAGGGAACGCGCGAACGCCATCACCTCGGCACGGCTGATCGTGGCGCGCATCAGGCGCTCACCTTCTCCCTCTTGCGAGCCCGATAGGCGCGCCGTCGCCGTTCGCTCATACAGGTCCGGCACTCCCGTCCGCCACGTGGTTTGACGTAGGTGTTCTCGGGGGTGAACTCGTGGCCGCTGTCGCAGTGGGTCTTCCGGGCGTTGACCGCCGATGGCGCCTCGCCGCGTCGCCAGTTCTCGTGCCGTGTCACCGGCTCCAGGTGGGCAGGGTTCACGCAGTGCCGGACGCGGCACAGGTGGTCGAGTTCCATGCCGTCCGGGATGGGGCCAACGAAACGCTCGTAGGTGACGCGATGGGCTTGCTGGGTCTTGTCGTCGATCCTGATGACGCCGTAGCCGCTGCTGTTGCGGGCGCCCGTCCACGGCCAGCACCCACCCGCGCCGTTGCGGCTGATCTTCATCTCCGCATTGGCGACCGGATCACCGATGTGCTTGCTGACCTTGAGAGGGTCGCCGTGGTTGCTCCAGCGCTGGTAGTGCATCTGACACCAGCCGCACCCGAAGTGCGGCTTGTCGCATCCTTCGATGGAGCACTCGGGGCGCATGCGGATCTTGGTCGGCTCGCCTTCGCCAGTGCGCCGCCATCGCGTGTAGTGCGTCCCGCACCAGCCGAACGCCTTGTGCGGGCGCTCGCAGCCGTCGACCGAGCACCCGGTCGGCGCCTTAGCTGGCACTGGATGCGCCCAGAACCGCGATGTCGTAGGTCACCGACGACCCCGCCGCCGAGTTCGCGACCTTAAGCAGGTCCGCCGAACCGCCCGTCACCGTCCACGGGTCCGCCGCCGTGCACGCCACCAGGAAGATCGTGCCCGGCTTCAGCGTCACCGTCCCCGTCGTGCCGAGCAGATCCGACCACTGGGTGGCCGACGCGCCGCCGATCACGACGTCGTTGGTGTTCGCCGCCGCCGCCTTGACGTACAGGACCTTCACCGTCGCCAGCGTGATCGTCGCGCCGAACACGTCGGTGAGGCTGCCCGCCAGGTCGAGGTCCTCCGTCGCCGACGCGGCCAGGGTCCGCTGATCGGTCCAGATCTTGTCCGCCCTGCCCGCGCCCGTCCCGCTGGACAGGTCGAGCTGCTGGGCGAAGCTCACCCGCGACGACGGCGCCCCGAAGTCGGCCGTGCCGGTCAGCACCGCCGACAGGTCCACCGAGACACGGCTGGTCAAAGCCATGATGATGCCTTCCGTTAGATGATCAGCCAGAAGTGCGGACGACCAGGTGAAGCACCACGCCCGCGAGCTGTGTGCCGTCGCTGGACTGCCGGGGCCCGAACCCGTCCATTCGGTCCAGGTAGGCGCGCGTCCCGTCGATCAGCCCGAGGCCCGGCTCGCCCGCGAACGCCTGCCGGATCGACCTCGGCCCGCCGCGCGTCAGGTACGGCTCCAGCGCGTCCGGGACGAGGGAGTAGTCACCGAACGGGGCCAGCAGCAGCAGCGGCACGTCCCACTGGTCCAGGCCCCGCGACGAATCGCCCTCGGCGAACAGCGCCTCCGGCTCTTGGACCACCAGCGCCGCCCGGCCTGTCGCCACGTTCGGCGGGGACTCGCCCGGCCGGGTGACGACCGTGACGCCCTCGGCGCGCTCACCGACCACCTTGATCCGGTCCCGGATCTCGGAGAAGGTCGCCACGTCAGCCGGCCATCGGCTTCTGGAACGGGAGCAGCAGGTCGATCACGTCCGGGTCCTTCCGGGTGATCCGCACCGGGCCAAACTCGCCGAAGTCCGCCACCCCGTAGGGCGCTTCCTTCCGCTTGAACAGGGACACGGCGCGCAGGATCGTCGCCTCCGTCACCTGGTCAGGGACCTCGCTCCAGCCGAACCGGGCCGTCACCTGCACCGTCCGCCGGCGCTCGACCGGGAACGTCAGCGACCCGACCGCGACCAGCTCCCACCACGCGTACGCGCCACCATCGGCGTCGGCGTTGCCGGGCTCCAGCTCGAAGTCGGTGTCCAGCGTCCACGACGTGCCGAAGCTGCCGTCCGTCCCCGTCGCCACCAGCAGGCCCGTCGTGGTCGAGATGTCGTCCACGGGCACGCTGTGGCAGTCCTCGACCCGATACCGGCGGACCTGGACGTCGTCGTCCTGCCAGAACCGGTGACCCGTCCACCGGTCCACCGCGCGGGACGTGGCGTTGACCGCCTTCTCCAGCAGAGTCGTCGACAGAGCCTCGCCGTCGTCGCCGAGTTCGGCCCGCAGCTGCTCGACCGTGCAGTAGCCGTTCAGGACGGCCACCGGGTCACGTCCTGCTGCGCCGCGGGCCGAGCAGCACGAACCCGGCGCTGTAGAGGCCACCCGTCGCCGGGGAGCCCGACACCGTCGCCACCGCCCGCAGATACCGCGCCGGACCGTTGTAGCCCAGCGTGTGCGCCTGGTCGTCGTTCGCCGACGTCACGCTGATCGCCGAGCCCTGCACGTCCGCCGCCGGCGCGTCCGCCCATGCGGAGTTGTCGTCGCTGACCTGGATCTTGAACGCGTGCGTCCCGTCGGTGACGACGCCGGCGTGCACGACCAGCATCGCCGACCGGTACGCCTGCAGCGTCTGCATCCGGTCCACGCTCGCGCCGTTCGCCGAGGCGGTCCGGGCCGCCGTCGGCGCCAGCGACGTCACGAACGTCGCATTGCTGTACGCGCTGCGCCTCACTTGCCCTCTCCCGCCTTCTCGTCCTTGGCCTTGCCGCGGGGACGCGCCGGCCGCGTGGGACGGCTCACGGCCCGCTTCTCGCCGGGCGCGGCCGTGGCCTGCTCGACGCGCTTGTCTCGCCGGGCCACGTGCGTGTCGGCATCCTCGAACAGGTGCTCACGGCCCTTCAGCACCGGATGGCCGTCCTCGACGAGGTAGCCGACCGGGATGACCTGCGGGACGCCGTTCACGACCGCTGCGAACGACGCCTTGCTGCGCTTGATCGCCATCGCGATCTCCTTTCAGCAGAAGCGGGCGGCGGTCAGGGGGGCCGCCGCCCGCAGTCCGGCGTCGTCAGGCCGCGGTCTCGATGTTCAGCAGCCGCATGCCGGCGTCGTTGACCGAATCCGCACCGACCCGGTACCAGGCCCACCAGCCACGCTGCCCGGTCGGCCGACGGTTGGCGCCCACCAGGTGCGGCAGGAACTCGACCGTCATCCCGATCCGGTCGGCGATGACGTAGTTGCTCAGGTCGCCGTAGACCAGGACGTAGTTGTCGGCGGTGGCGGTCGCGTCGAACGAGCCGTCCATGTTCTCCGACTCCAGGGCCGGGTAGCCGAGCAGCTCGTTGGGCTGGCCGTTGCCGATGCGCTCCCACATCTGCGCGCCGCCCTGCGTGTCGAACTGGCGGACCAGGTTGTAGATCCGCTTGTTGGCGACCCACGACGCCATGGCGCGGTAGCGGGCGGGGAGGGACTCCTCCATCTTGTAGATGTCGGCCGCCGCGAACGTCTCCGCCGTGGTCGGCGCGACCTCGCTGGAGGTGCCGGCCAGGGCGGTGATGAGGCCGGTCGGCTGGCCGGAGCCGGAACCGGTGGCGAACGCCGCGGCCTCCAGAGTGTCCTTGCCGGCCGCGAGGAGGCGTCCCACCTCGGTGGTGACGTTGGCCTCGTCCTGCAGTGCCTCGACGCTGATCGGCACGAACCCGTCGGCCTTGTAGACAGGGACGGTCGGCTGGCCGAAGGTCGGCGCGTTGTCGCTGGCCTCCGACGCCTCGGCCGCCCACCGCCACGACACCTCGCCGGCGGACACGCCGTGCCACACGTCACCGGTGGCGATGACGCTCCGGGCCGCGCGGCGGATGTCGGACTTCGAGCCGTCCGAGGTCAGGATGATGGTCGGGTCGAGCTGGAACGGCACCAGGTAGCCGCCGGCGTTGTCGGTGAGCGACATCGCCCGCTCCAGGGCGTGCTGCTCCTCCGGCTTGATCATGTGCCCCTGGCCGCGGGCCATCTTCGACCAGGCCCGCATGTACTCCGGGGAGCTGGTGGCCAGGCAGAGCTGGGCGATGGTGCCCTTCTTGTCGTCGTGGCGTTCCAGGATCTCGGTGGCGACCGACCGGATCCCGTCGTTGGCGCCGCTCATCCGCTCGACAGCGCACAGAGCCCGCGCCCGCAGTTCCTCGGTGACGCTCTCCCGCGATCGCGACCACGTGTTCACTCCGGACAGGTCCCACGGGCTGCGGAACCGCCTCTCCTCGACCGAGTCGGGGTTCAGGATCGGGTCGGCGTCGTATTCGCCGCCCGCGGGCGTGCCGCGCTCCACCTTCAGCGCCGACGGGGTCCGCTCGGTCGCCTTCACCGCGGACCGGACCCGCTCCAGCGCGGACGTGCGCTCCAGCTGACGCCGGTGGTCGTCGACCTCGGCAAACTCACGCGTGAGTTCGTCGAAACGCTTCTCGTCGTCGGTGGTCAGGTCGTCGCGCTGGCCGAGCTGCTCCAACTCGGACCGGATGTCCTTCAGGCGGATGACCGCCTGGCCGTGGCTCAGTTCCACGATCACTCCTTGATGGCGTCGAGCACGTCGTCCATCCGGGCCGTGATGTCACGGATGTAGCCCCGGATGCGGCGCGTGCGCTCTGTCGGTTCGGTCGACGGGTGCTCATCAGGGAGCGGCGCGTCGGATTCGGACGGGTGGCCATCGGCCGGCGCGTCCTCGGATCGTTCAGGGGCGGACGGGTGCCCGTCGGGCGGCGCGTCCATGGTCTCGGGGGTGCTGCCGAACAGCAGCGCGCGGGCGACCTCGCGGCGGGTCGCCGGGTCGTCCAGGTCATCAGCGGGCGGGCGGGGAGCCTCGCGGGCCAGCGCTGCCCGCACCTCGCGGCGCAGGTCCCCGTCCGAGTGGATCTCGGCCGCCAGGGACGCCGCCCGGACGCCCACCGATGTGGACGCGTAGGCAGGAAAGACGACCGGGCCGAGTTCGTGCAGGCGGACCTCGACGAGGGTCCGCATCAGCGGCCCACGCTCGCCGGGGTTCCACAGAAGCTGGTCGAGTTCCTCCGGCCGGACCCGCTTACCGGCCGCGTCATGCCACTCCTCGCGCACCACCGAGAACCGGAACGACATGCCGGAGATCGAGCCCTCGGCGATCGCGTCCCGGACCGGCTGCATCAGCCAGTTGTCCGACAGGCGCGCCTGCACGGCCAGGCCCTCGTCGGTCTCCCGCAGGTCCGTGATGGACCCGATCGGGATGGACCCGATGAGCGGGTGGTGACCGTGGTCGAACTGCATCACCGGGGACCGCTCGCGCAGCGTCTTGCGGAACGCCCCGCGCCTGATCTGCTCGGTGAAGGTGCCCTCCCACGAGTCGATCTCCGTGGGCTGCCCGAACGTGGCCGCGATGCCGTCCAGCGTCAGCCCGTCCCCGGCCTCGTCGTCGGCGCGCAGCTCGAACGCGGCCGTGCGCTCCAGTAGTGCGCTCACTGCGCGGTCCCTTCGTCGTCCGGTGTGTCTGCGGGCTCGGCGGCGGGCTTGGGGTCGCCCGTCCCGGGTGGTTGCAGCTGTACGGAGAACAGACCCGAATGCTCCAAGCTCGCCCAGTCGTCATTGACGATCGCGGCCCTGGCCGTCTTGAACGTGCACCCGGTGTCCAAGAGCTGACGCAACGCCCGCGCCTTCAATCCCTGGATCTCGGCGGCGTCCTTCTCGTCCTCGCGCAGGAACGGCACCTGCCGGCCGTCGTACCAGAGCCGGGCGCCGCCCTCGCGGGGCATCACCCGCGCCAGCGA